CTTTGAAGTGCATGAAGACCAAGAAGCTGATGATGCCATAGGAATCAAAGCGTATTCAATGGATCCAGATGACTACATGATCTACACTATCGACAAAGATCTAGACATGATACGTGGTTGGCACTGTAAGTTTACTAAGAACGAAGAATACTATGTTAAAGAAGAAGATACCCTGCGAACTTTCTACAAGCAGATCCTCACTGGAGATCGAGTGGATAACATCCCAGGTCTTAAAGGCATCGGTGACAAGAAAGCAGAGAAGATTCTTGGAGAAGCCAAAGAGGAGACAGATCTATTCGCTGCAGTTTTAGCGGCGTATGATGGTAACATTCAACGCATGACAGAGATGGCGCAACTGTTATGGATACGTAGAAAGGAAGGTGAGTTGTGGCAGCCACCCGCAAGGTAGCCTACATACATTGGGTAGATGCTTTCAGTCATGACGCATGGCTAAACATAGGAAGCGTTGTCCCTAGTGTGTTAGATACTTATACGTTTGGTTATGTAGTTGGTGAGAACAAAGAAGCTATCGCTATTGCAAGTACCATTAATGAAGCAGGTGACGCTTGTTGTATCATTAATATTCCAAAGAAGTGGATAAAAGAAAAGGAAATTATTAAACTTGAAACCAAGCAGCGCAAAGAACAAAGGCAGGATCTTTCAGCAGTGGGTGAGAGATCAGATAATATCGAAGTTTAATCTGGAGTATGACGATGTACGATCAGTCAGTATGGGTGCGGGAGGAGAAGACATCCTACTCTCGCCAGCAGCAAGACGAAGATGCCCGATTTCTGTGGAGTGTAAGTCAAGGGATCGAATTGCAGTATACGGATACTATGAGCAAGCGCAAACAAATGCGAAAGGACAAGGAGAGCCTGTCGTTTTTATTAAGCAGAATCGAGCCAGCCCTCTTGTAGTAGTAGACGCTGAGTACTTCTTAACTATATTGGAGAAAGCCAATGAAAGATAATCAGGTAATGTATACCTTTACATATGTAGATGAACAAAAGTGTGAAGGATATCCAGATGAAACTAGCCTTACTAAAGTTTCTGTGTTTGATTCAGGTAGTACATGGGATATCGTACTTCGAGACTTCATTCGTTTCTTAGAAGGTATCTATGGATACAACATCTCTGATCAGATAGAGATTGAAACAGCAATGGATCGTTTAGATCGTATACTTGCAGAGCGTAAACTTAAAGACGAAGATGAAGACACATCTGATTTTACCTGATATGCAAGTAAAGGCAGGAGTTGATCTGTCTTATCTTACCTGGGTGGGTCAGTACATAGCAGACAAACAGCCAGATGTTATCGTAAACATAGGTGACTTTGCTGACATGCCTTCACTCTCTAGCTACGATGTAGGACGTAAGAGCTTTGAAGGCAGACGCTACAAGACTGACATCGACACAGTTAAGAAAGCAATGGATCAACTTCTTGCACCAATGAGGGAACTAAATGAGCAGCGAAGAAAACGAAAAGAAAAACAATATAGACCCCGAATGGTTCTCACGCTTGGCAACCACGAAGAAAGAATTGTCAGAGCAATCGAAGGAGATCCTAAACTCGACGGCACTATTAGTCTCAATGATCTCGGATACGAACAAGCTGGTTGGGAGGTGTATCCTTATCTTAGTCCTGTTGTTATTGACGGCGTGGTTTATTGTCATTTCTTTACCAGCGGCGTGATGGGTAGACCAGTAGCTTCTGCTGCTGCACTGTTAACTAAGCGTCACATGTCTGCTGTCATGGGCCATGTACAAGGTAGGCAGATAGCGTATGCTAACAGGGCTGATGGTAAACAAATAACTGGTTTGTTCTGTGGGTGTTGCTACCTGCATGATGAGGATTACCTTGGAGCACAGGGTAATAATTACTGGCGTGGTATCTGGATGTTACATGAAGTAGATGATGGACAGTTTGATGAGATGCCAGTCAGTCTTAAATACTTAAGGAAACGATATGGAAGAGCCTAGCCTTGGGCAGTTATTAAAACAGAAACTTGAAGCTAAGCAAGTACAGATAGGAGGTGATCATTATATCAAGCATAAGATCCAGCCCTGGGATGTCTGGGAGGATTGGAAGCTAGACCCCTGGCTTTGTAACGTAATCAAATACGTGCATCGTCATGATAGTAAGAATGGTCTGGAAGATCTAAAGAAAGCTCAACACTATCTCAATTTTGCGATACAAAATTATGATATGCTAGTTGACAAGTTCTATAATTAGTGTTATAATATTAGAGTACCTATCACAAGGAGAATATGAATGTACATTGTAAAACTTAATGGACGTAAACTTACATTGAAAATGTTTAAAGAAGGATTCAATAGCTACGAACGTGCTCGTCAGGCACTGCGTAAGTTCCTTCGTTCTAAAGGCGAAGAGTATATTGCGTATACCAAAGCTGGCTACAGCATTCAGAAGGTATAGCTAATTATCTATGACTCTAACGCTACCTGAACTAATCGAAAGATTAAAAGAATTAGATGAGGTAACTCTGCTAGAGTTATTAGGGATAACATCAGAGAGTTTGGTAGACAGATTCTCTGATGTTATAGAAGAGAAACAAGACACGTTAACTTTTATTGTAGACTGGGACTAATATGAATTTGTATCAAGAGTTTATTGCAAAGAGTCGGTATGCTCGTTTTCTTCCTGAGAAGAATCGTCGAGAGAACTGGACTGAAACAGTAGCACGTTACTTTAATTTTATGGAAGACAATCTAAAGGAGAAGCATAGCTTTGTCCTTACTCGTGAGCTTCGTAATGAGCTAGAGAATGCAGTACTTAATCTAGAAGTAATGCCTTCTATGCGTGCATTAATGACAGCAGGTAAAGCACTTGAGCGTGACAACACTGCTGGATATAATTGTTCTTACCTACCCATCGATGATCCTAAAGCATTCGATGAGGCTATGTACATCCTGCTCTGTGGTACAGGTGTAGGATTCTCTGTGGAGCAAAAGTATGTCAATCAATTACCTGAAGTACCTGACCAACTATTTGATAGTCAAACTACTATCGTTGTTGCCGACAGCAAAGAAGGATGGGCTAAAGCACTACGACAGTTACTGGCTCTTTTATATTCTGGTGAAATCCCAAAATGGGATCTATCGAAAGTTAGGCCAGCGGGTACTCGACTCAAAACCTTTGGTGGTAGAGCGTCCGGCCCTGCACCCCTGGAAGAACTCTTTAAATTCTCAATTGCTAAGTTCAAAGGTGCATTGGGTCGTCGTCTCACATCGCTCGAATGCCATGATATTCTGTGCAAGATCGGGGAAGTTGTTGTGGTTGGAGGCGTTAGGCGAAGCGCCATGATATCCTTGTCTGATCTAGAAGATGACAAGATGCGGCATTGTAAATCAGGAGCATGGTGGGAACAAAATGGACAACGGGCACTCGCTAACAACTCAGCAACTTACGAAGCTAAACCAGATGTTGGACAATTTCTCCAAGAGTGGACTAGCCTTTACCACTCTCACTCTGGAGAGCGAGGGATCTTCTCTCGAGCCGCCAGTGTTGCTCAAGCTGCTAAGAACGGACGCAGGGATTCTTCTTACGACTTCGGTACTAATCCCTGTAGCGAAATCATCCTCCGTCCCTACCAGTTCTGCAACTTAACAGAGGTGGTAGTACGTTCAACTGATACTGTAGATAGTCTATCTAACAAGGTACGCCTAGCTACTATCCTTGGTACATTCCAGGCTACGATGACACACTTCCCTTACCTTCGTAAGATCTGGCAGAAGAACACAGAGGAAGAGCGCCTGCTTGGTGTGTCACTGACAGGTATTCTAGATAACAAGATGATGGGAGAAGTAAGTGCGACAACTGCGAAGAATCTTGAACAACTTAAAGAAGTCGCCGTTGCTACCAATCTTCAGTACAGCGGTTTGCTTGGAATCCCTCAGTCGGCTGCGATCACTTGTGTTAAGCCTAGTGGCACTGTGTCTCAACTTGTTGATTCTGCCTCTGGCATTCACACTCGACATAGCCCTTATTATATTCGTAGGGTTCGGGGCGATAAGAAAGATCCTCTCTCGCAGTTCATGACTCAAGCAGGTATTCCTTCTGAAGATTGTGTCATGCGTCCTGACTCTACTGTGGTGTTCTCGTTCCCACAGAAGTCACCAGAGGGTGCTCGAGTACGTGAAGATCTGAATGCTATACAGCACCTAGATCTATGGATGCAGTACCAGCGTCACTGGTGTGAGCACAAACCATCAGTCACCATCTCTGTCAAAGAAGATGAATGGCTTGATGTAGGGGCGTGGGTGTGGAGAAACTTCGATGAGGTAAGTGGAGTATCTTTCCTACCGCATGATGGTGGTACTTATCGACAAGCACCATACGAGGACTGCAACGAGCAACAGTACAATGAACTGCTAGCTAAGATGCCGCAAGCAATTGATTGGGATACGTTGTCAGAAGCAGATGATAATGTTGAAGGAGCACAAACACTAGCGTGTGTAGCTGGCCACTGTGAAATTTAAGGAACTAATATGGATATTGAAGTATGTTTAATTACAGGTATTGCGTTTGGTGTTGAGTATCAAGAGTTAGAGAAAGGATACATTGTTATTGATCTAGGTATCGTGCGTATCCTAATCTCTCGCAACACTGATGAAGAATAACTAAGCTGGTTCCCAGTCCACTTAGTCTTGATGGGGCTTCGGCCCCTTTTTTAATAGCTCCAGAGCGCAGGTCTAGTAGATCCCTTGCCTATGTCTAAGTGGATAAATCTACCAGTACCTTTCTGCTGCACACCAATGCCTGTAAAACCCATGCCAATGGCTTTGTGCAACAGTTCTATAGCAGCCTCACCCTGAACAGCAACATCGGCAGCAATGCCCTCTGCATGCGTTCCAGGCACACTCTTCTTCCTCTCTACTGGATGCAAGGGACAGCGATAGCCTGAAGTTATTGTCATTGGTTTACCATATGCATTACGTAACTCTTGCAGCTTAGCTACCAGTTCTTCTTTAATACCTTCAGATCCACAATGCTGACAAGCAAACTCTGATCGTTTAAAGTTAGGATACTTACCCCAATCAATCATTTAGTAACTCCTTTGTATTTCTCAAATGTACGTAGACCACCTAAGCCAAGCATACCCATTAGTACAGTCATCAGCGATGCCATATCAAACTCTGGTAAGGCTGGTATAGGGAAGCCAATATAAGTTAAGATAAACATAAGCAATGGCTGTAGTACAAAGTGATAGGCAAAACTGATACCACATATCCATCCTATGAATGGTCTCCATCCACCTTTGAATACATTATCACTGGCAGCTTCTACTTTATTAACTTCTATCTGAGCTATCGCAATTTCATGCGCTTGTTTCTGTGCCATTGTAGCAATTTCATGCGCCAATTTCTGTCGTTCATTGACATCAGGAATGACTTTGCTAAGTAGTGTGGATACAGATGTGATAAGTAAGTCTATCATTTATACTCCTTGTTATTCTGTCTCTACGCCCTTCTTCTTATATTGCTGGCGTATAAACTCATCATAGAACTCAGGATCATTTTGTAGTTTATCAGCAAGAGTCATGTTTGTAGCTGCTTGTCGTGCTCGTTCAGCCACTCGTTCAAGTACAAACTTCTTTTGTGACTTAGGATAGTTCTGATAGTTAGGATCAGATATTACATCTTGTAGTAGCTGGTTTACTAAATCACCAGACAATTTAGAATACTGTTCGTAGTCCTTACCTTTGATTTCTACACCACGTATCTGACGATTAGGTGCTTTATAATCAAAGCCTACTTTTTTAAGTTCATCTTGTAACGGAGTTGTTGTAGCTTCTTTAGTAGCTATACCTAAGCTACCACCAAAACCATACGCAGGATTAACACGCTCCTCACCTAGTATGTCATACCTTACAGGCAGATCAGTACGCATACCAGGAATACGATTACGTAGTGCATCATCAAAAGATTGTACGTCACGCTGCACTGGATCTGCACCACGAGCAAACTGTGCTACAAAACCAGGGACAAGTAGACCAGCAAAACCATTGACAAAGGAACCACCATAACGCTCTGGATCATGGATAGCCTGCAACATACCGTTGATGCCTTCTAAGAATGTCTTTGATGCTAAGTTCTTAGTGATGGCAGATACCATATCAACAGCCAGCTTCTCCCTATCTTTGTCTTTCTCTGGTGTTAGTTCATAGTTATAGTAGGACTTAGCTGCATCCGAGAACACACCAAGCACAGAAGCAAGTGGTTCAATACGTGAATAAGAATACCAACGATCACCTATCTTAACTGAATACTCAGGGATACCTTGAGCAATCATGGACTCACGCTTAGCTGCATCTTTAGGATATGAACCAGTAATATTACCAGAAGCTACCTGCATACCAGTCATTAGAGCTAGACCAGATCCAATCATAATACGTGCAGCAGCAGCCTCTCCTGTAAGTCCTAGATCTTTACGAAGGGTTTTAGATAATGCTACAGCAGGTGTGTAAGAAAGAGCGTCTTTAAGAATGTTAATAGGTGTCTTAATGAACGGAGCAATTAAAACGATCTCTGGGTGGTCTGCTCTCATGCGTAACATTGCATTACCAATCTTACCAAGATCAGCCTGGAATGTCTGTATCTTAGCAAAGCGTACTAACTCATCAGCTAGATCAGGCGATAGTTTCCTAAGTTCTTGTTGCCATACTCGAGTGTTACCAATCTTAGTAGGATCACCTATGTTAACAGTGCGTAGCTTCGTGTACATTTCATCTCGAGATACTCCGTTGAGTTTATTCTCAGGTAATGCACGAGAGATGCGGTATGCTTGAGCATTAAGTTCCATACGACGAAACACTGCTTTAGCGTACTCATCAACAAACGTACCTACTCGTGTGGGTACTGACACTACTTTACCTACTGCTTTTTCAATAGGCCCTGAGCTAGCACTTCTTCCAATCCCAGACATTACGTCAGTATTAATTCTTGTATCAAGAGGCATGCCTTCTAAGTATCCTTGCTTAGCAAAGCTAATACCTTCAGCCATGCCCTCAAAGAATCCACGCACCATACCAACACTTTCACCTAAGCGAACATCACTCTTAGGGTATAAACCAAGCAGTGCTCTCTCTGTGATAATCAAAGGAGCTTTGACAAGAGCAGACAACAAGTTTACAGCAGGTGTACCAATAGCAGAGATGTAAGAGTTAATAATAACTTCTGCCATCTTATCTTTAAAGCCTGGCTCCTTAGTTATGTTCTTTGTAATGTCTGTCTTCATCTGAAGTTTAGTAGCTTCAGGAAGATTCATGTGTTCATCTACATTACGTAAACTATCGAAGTAAGCATCCACTGCTTGTTTACATTCATCTGTAACTTTTAGCACTTAAAGCCTCCAAGGTATCCAGGAAGTTGACGATTAGCAGACACCAGTTCTTTTAGTTGTCTTTGATACGACAGTGCTCTGCCAAGATTACTTGAGTTACCCTCAAGCGATGCAAGCAACGAAGCAGCTTTACTCATCTGTGCTTGTAACACAGCGTATGCCTCATCACTTCCCAGTTCTTTAGCTACTCTAGCTAATTCTTGTCCTGAATGTAGATCTTGAATAGCTTGTGCCGTAGCTTTAATACCAGCAGACAAGATCTCAGGCGGTAATAGTTCTTCTACTTTACGATTAACCAAAGCCTGTACTGCTACCTCTTCAGGTATCATAGCACCTTCTTCAGTAATCTGAGCAAAGGTCTTGCCTGTTTGCCTTTCATATTTAAACCTGCCTTGCAGAGCACCAAAGACTTGCTCGAGTGTCTCATCATACTCGTTAGCACGATTCAATAATACTTTTACATTCTGTCCTTTAAACTTATTCTCAGGATCTACCATACGTCTAAACTGCTCTGGTCTAATATCAGCAAGACGTACACTAGATGTAGTTAACCAGTCACGATAGTCACCAGTCTTCTCAGCATACTCAATACTGTTAGTAGACAAAGCACGAGACTCAGGTACATCAGTAGTAGCTTTAGCTAGATCATCTTGTTGTTTTGCTGCTGCCTTAGCTAGCTGATTCTCAGTACTTGTAGATTCTACAACATCTGCAGCACCTTTGAACAAAGCAGCTAAGTTCTTATCTTCTACATTATCTGCTAAGTCTTTAAGCACAGGAGCAGACAAAGGTTCATCATCGTCATATCGAGACAACACACTGTCTACATACTTTTGATCACCTTCTGGTGCTTTAGATAACAGAGTAGGTAAGTCTTCATTAACATCTATCTTAGGTAACTCAGCCTCGATCTCT